ACAGGTGTTGACTTCACAACAATCGTTGGTGCAGTCTAATAAATAAAACGATAACAGGAGAAAATAATGGCATTCAACGTAGCAGAATTTAGAGCGAATATGATTGGGGACGGTGCACGTCCTAATCTATTCCAAATTACATTGGTATTTCCAACAATTGCTAGTAATGCTGCTGCGGCCGGTCAGAAGGTAACATTCATGGCCAAAGCCGCTCAGTTGCCCGGATCAACAGTAGGTACTGTTCCAGTTTTTTACTTCGGCCGCGAACTGAAGTTTGCTGGTAACAGATCATTTGCTGATTGGACAGTAACGGTTATCAACGATGAAGATTTCACAATCCGAAATTCTCTAGAATCTTGGATGAATGCTATCAATAGTCATTCTCAAAACTTGAGATCGGCTGCAGCAGGAAATGCTTCTGCATATACCGTTGATGCGCTTGTCACTCAATATGGTAAAACTGGCAACGAGCTGAAGACGTACAAATTTGTTGGTTTGTTCCCAGTGGATGTTGCACCAATTGATCTGGATTGGGGTTCCAACGATTCTATTGAAGAATTCACTACGACATTTGCATATCAATGGTGGGAAGCGGAGACAACAACCTGATAGTTTTATTCGTGGAGGGCCTAGTGCCCTCCTATGTTTTATTGATTTCGTAATTAACATAAAAAAATATGGCAGCATTAAATAAATTTTCGCTCTTCGGTTTTACAATCTCTCGCGACAAAGACGAGATTGAACAAGCCACGCAGCAATCCTTTACACCACCTTCAAATGAAGATGGTGCGTTAACCATTACCTCTGCGGCCTACTATGGCACGTATGTAGACCTAGATGGTACCGCAAAAAATGAGGTAGAATTAATTTCCAGATATCGTGAAATGGCCATGCAACCAGAAATTGAATCAGCCATCGACGATATCGTTAACGAAGCCATTTGTCAAGATGACGATGGACAAATTATTAAAGTTGTTTTAGATAATCTCAAACAGCCAGATAAAATTAAAAATGCCATCAAAACAGAATTTAATACAATTCTGAAAATGATGAACTATAACAATATGGCTCAAGATATCTTCCGTCGTTTTTATGTTGACGGCAGAATTTATTATCACGCCATTATCGATAGAGAAAATCCAACAGCTGGTCTAAAAGAATTACGTTATATTGATCCACGTAAATTACGTAAGGTGCGTGAGATTAGAAAACAAAAAGATGAGCGTACTGGTGCGGATGTAATGAATGTAATCAACGAGTATTACATCTACAACGATAAAGTAGTTACAGGTTCATCATCCAATTTTGGTCCAGTTGGTATTCGTATTACAACAGATTCCATAGTGGCCGTTGTTTCTGGATTGATGGATTCACGTAGAGCAGTCGTTCTGAGTTATTTGCACAAAGCTATTAAACCTCTCAATCAACTTAGAATGATTGAAGATGCTACGGTCATTTACCGTATCTCTCGTGCACCAGAGCGACGCATTTTTTATATCGATGTAGGCAATCTTCCTAAGTTGAAGGCAGAACAATACCTACGCGATATCATGGTTAAGTATAAGAACAAACTGGTATACGATGCAAATACTGGTGAAGTTCGTGATGACCGCAAGTTCCTATCGATGATGGAAGACTTCTGGTTACCACGTAGAGAAGGTGGCAAGGGCACAGAAATTACAACATTGCCCGGTGGACAAAACCTTGGTGAATTAGAAGACGTTAAATATTTCGAAAAGAAACTATACAAATCATTAAATGTACCTATATCTAGACTAGAACCGAACCAAGGATTTTCCATCGGGCGAGTTGCTGAAGTCACTAGAGATGAATTAAAGTTTTCTAAATTTGTCGATAGACTTCGCAACAAATTCTCAGAAGTGTTTGACCAAGCACTTCGTATTCAATGCGTACTAAAAGGTATTTGTACCGCTGAAGAATGGGATGAATTTAAAGAACATATCTATTACGATTTCATTAAAGACAATAACTTCACTGAACTCAAAGATGCGGAATTAATGAAGGAACGTCTGACACTTCTGGCTTCTGTTGATCCATATACTGGTCGTTACTTTTCGCAAGCCTGGATCCAACGCAATGTCTTACGTCTAACTGACGATGAAATTAAACTGATGCAAGGTGAGATGGACGAAGAAAAAGAAATGGGTCTTGGATTACCAGTAGGTGTCACCAACGATGTTGCACAAGCACAAATGATGGCATCAATACCACAACAACCACAGAATCCAATGGACCAACAACAAGACCAACAGAATGAAGATTCTGGAACTTTTAGTAAATTGAAGCGTATACTATAAATAATTTTACATGGAGATAATGATGGATAAAACAAGAGCAATTATTGATTATGCATATGATGATAATGGTAAAGAGATGCGTGATGCTCTTTATTCAGCCATTCAAGATAAAGTAATGGCACATATTGAAGCCCACAAACAACAGATTGCAAAAAATTTGATTGTGCCTCAAACACAAGAATCCGGAGCAGAGGTTGAAAACTCTTAAAGAATTCGTACAGTCAAAGGTAGAAAAAGAAATTCCACAGTTGAAAGAATCTGTGGAGATCGAACATTTGGATGCATTAGATTTTGTTACGGATTTTCATTTGACAGAACTGGCTGCGATGAGTGCAGATATAACCAAAAAAGATCCACCAGCAGTGCTGGTAATGAAACGCAAAGCTATTCGTATGTTTCCAAATGGTGAACGTATTGCACTATATTATGTGGATAAAATTAATAAATATGTAACAGTGCCATATAGTGTTGTTGATGATGACAGAAGTTTCAAAGAAGAATATGTTGAAGAAAGTATTATTCATCACTTAACTGATATCGTTAATAATCATACCGCAAAGCCTGTTAAATTTAAAGACGGCAAATCAATGAAAGTAGATGTACAAACAGCAAATGCGGTACTAAATGTGCACAAAGCGGTGAATGATGAAAATAAGAAAAAGATTGAAAATATGGCTCATAAAAGCAAAGAACATTTTACCAGAGTCGTTGACTTTGCATGGAAACATTCAAAGTTTAAATAAAAATAGGAATTAAAAATGGCAAACGCATATTCATCACAAATTATTAAAGACACAACAGAACATGTTGTGATTAAGTTGACAGCTTCCTTTGATGGCACAGGTCAAGAATCTAATGCTGTGCGTATTGCAGCCAACACATTGTATGGTGCATTAGCAACAAACGGTTATCTTGTTGCCAACAATCAGGGCGGTTCATCTAATACAACACTTTCTTATTATGGTCTTTCAGTACATCGCCTATGGTACGATTGTGCTGTCACCGGTGACGTTCAACTTTATTGGAACGCATCAACTCCAAAAACATTAATGTTCTTGAATGGCAACGGAGAATATGACGGTGCAGGAAACTGGGTAACAATTCCAAATAATGCAGCTGGTACGGCTGGTTGTAATGGAGATATTGGTATTGTAACACGCGGTATGGCAGCAAATGATAGTTATACAATTATTATGGAATTGCGTAAAGACAACGCACACTATCAACGTGGTCAATTTAATGATCCTGCTGCATTCAACTATGGTTCATACGGAATGAAACCTTAAAGGATTCAATAATGAAACTTATTAAAGAAATTACCGAATCGGTCTCTTATTTGACCGAAGAAAAAGATGGAAAGAAGTTTCTGTATATTGAAGGACCTTTCCTAGTTTCCGAAAAAGTCAATCGTAACGGTCGCATGTACAAAGAAGAAACCATGCATAAAGAAGTGAACCGTTATACAGAAGAATATATCGATAAAAATCGTGCCTTTGGTGAACTGGGACATCCAGACACCCCATCAATCAATCTTGACCGTGTATCACACTTAATTGTTGGTCTACGTAAAGAAGGATCTTCATGGATAGGCAAAGCAAAGATTCTTGAAACGCCAATGGGTAATATTGCAAAGAATCTTATCGAAGGTGGTGCACAATTAGGTGTATCATCTAGAGGTATGGGTTCTTTAAAAACTATCAACGGCGTCAATATAGTTCAAGATGACTTTCATCTGGCCACAGCGGCAGATATCGTAGCAGACCCTTCTGCGCCTGGAGCTTTCGTGCAAGGCATTATGGAAGGTAAAGAATGGATGATG